CATTGCCCTGTTTATAAACCCAAGTCTCCGACTTGTCGTTGCCCCACCATTTCAAATTTGTTTTGTTTAGTATTCTCATTTTGCGTATAGTTTCCTTTTAATATGGCTTCTTTGAATCTCTCTAAATCACGGATGTAGATTCGTTGTCTGTCCAACATTAAAATTCTTTGTTTGTCCCTATAATCGAACATTAAGTTCCGCATCATCAATTCTGAGTTTTCTTTCATTAATTCGTTTTTTTCTATAGCGTTATCTATATTTAAGAAAATTATAAAAAGAAAAGCCGCAACAGAAGTTACGGCGAAGACTAAGATTTCATTGAGGTGTTTATTTAAAAAGTTTGAAGATGCGTTCTTTAATTTGATTAGTTTTTGTATTACCACTTTCATCTTCAGTCTCCGTATTGTTTATTACACTTAAAATACTATATAAGATAATAAAGACAGAGACGGCGGTAAAAACTAACACAGCTTTACCATCGTGTGTATTTGCCATTTTGCCTCTCATAGAAGCTTTATTTGGGTAAAAAGCATAAGGAGGCGCAGGATTACTTCTGTTTCCACTTGGTTTAATTTTCATAACAAGCGTGATAATTTAACGTAAATATCGCGTTATTCTTATTACACTTAAAAAATTAAAAAACCCCCGTAAGAAAGAAATCTTACGAGGGCTAGGCTGGAGAGATGAAGCTAAGGACTGTGTTCCGTTTGGCTTGGAATGACGAGGCCCTTTATTCTCTGGGGATGCCCCCAGCATACCAACCTTCGGGGAGTTTGACCTTATTTTTTGAAAGGACCCACTCTCCGTTTTTGAGGATATAAACTTTACCCTCAACGCCGGGACCAATCCGAACTAAATCAGATTGAGTATCTACGAATACAACTCGCGTTGACCCGCATCCAGCGAAAAGTAGAAAGCTACTCAGTAGAAGTATCGGAATCTTGTTCATCAGAAGTTTCTAAATTTTCTTCAACAACGGGGTCGGCCTTCTCTTCTTTTACTTCTTTCTTTTTGGAGACGCCGCCTCTTTTCTTATCGATTCTAATATTCTTATTTTTTAATTTCTTCATGTCTGTAGCCTTCTTTTCCTGCTCTTCTATCCGCTTGCGCCACCTGTCTTTAAGACCTTGTGGTGTGGCGTCAGCGTCTCCACCCTTGGTATCCTTCTTCGCTTCCGAGGTTAACCAATCTAGGATAGCCTTGATTAAGGCTGTCAACCACATTAGTTACTTAGCCTTTCTTGGCCAAACCTCTGGAAACGGTATAACCTACAGCGCCAAGTGCAGCAACGACAAAGCCAAAGACTTTGTTTGCTGTACCAGCAGAATCTGGGTCTACAACATCAGCGCCCCAAAGGAGAGATGCCAAAACCGTCAGACTTGTAAGCCAAAATTCCGTAGTTTTCCAACCGGGTTTAATATCATTGTTTTTAGCTGCCATAATATTTATTCCTTTATATATTGTTTTATACTTAAACCTCGAATAATTCTAAAAAAAACTTTAATAATTAATTAATTATTTAGTTTGAGATAATTTACGAAGCTCTTCAATTTTATCTTTAGGGTCTCCTAAACCTCCGATTAATGTATACACAGTTAAAGACGGCTTGTCACCACTATAAATTCCTCTATGCACGACACTATGAGGCCCAAGTATCCTTGTTAATTGGTCAAACGCTCTATCAAAATGTTCTTGAGGAACTTCATCTAGAACATCTTTACCGCCAATTAATATAACACCGGCTGAGTTACCAGTGCTCAAATCTACGCCCCCAGAGAGTATATTATTTCTTAAATTTTCTCTAACGGTTTTAGAGATGTCCGAAGGGTTTTCCCATTTTTCCACGGGTGCTGCCCCGAATACGATTAAGCCCGTATCTAGCAATTGTTTATAATCGTTAGAATCAAACGAAGAGTAACTACTATCTTTAGAAGCTAATAAATTAAAAAGATGGAATAAGCCAGCGGTACTACTGTTCGCAGTTCTCCAAAAAGAAGAAACAGAAAGGCCGGGATAAAGTTGATGTACTTTTTCATTATCGAGAATAATTAGAGGAGATACATTCCCCGCTCGAACCATTCTTAATACTTTGGTTAATGTAGCGTGAGCATTTTCATTAACTTTATTTCCTTCAGAGTGTTTTGGTAAAGCTAAAATGCACCCTACTTTTTTGGTACTAGAATTAACTATTTCTTGAAGCTCTTGGGCTGCGTCCAGTAATGGGGCGCATATTCCAGCGCCTGAACCTCCACCAGCACCAGCACAAACAAACACTCTGTCTATATCGCTTCCCCAAGAGTCTCTCATGAAGTCTAATACATCTTCTCTTTTTTCATTAAAAAGTTTTTCTGCTACAGCCGGATTTTTCCCTGCTCCCCCGTCTCCTATGCAGAGTTTATTTTCTAATTTAATTGTGTTTAAATCTTGTTGCGCCGTATTAATTGCAGCAAGCTTTCTGTAACCGAGATTATAAAAAGCTTCGGCTATACGAGAGCCTCCTTGTCCTGCGCCTATAAAAGCGAACTTGAACGCTACTTCACATTCATCCTTGTTGTTGTCTACTTTCTTTTCTGCGGTAGGTAGAGGTATTTCTGGTATAGAAACATCTATATCTCCGCCCATATTATAAGATACAATATCTTCGTCCATATTTATTCCTTTGTACTTGCGCGTAAAATCGAGGCTAGATAAGAATCAACCTGATGCTTTGCGGCTATTTCATTAATATCATTTACTCTTTCTTTGTTTGAGTCTTTTGGGTTTTCAATGTAGATATTAATTTTGCTTTTCCAGTCTTCTGGATTTTCGTTGGCCATTATCAACTCTGTAATACCCTGAGCCACTTCCTTTTGCTTGTTAGTCATTCTTTTTACTGAATGTTTCTCTCTGAGAGACTTTTCGACTTCAGAGTTTAGTTGACCGGCCAAAATTAAATTGCTTTTAATTTTCTCTAAGCTGTATAACTCGGTAGCATTTATTGTCGGGGCAGAGTCCATGTTATCTGATGGTTCTCTTTCTACTTCTTGAGGATTACCGTCAGACCCTTCTGGTCTTCCATTAGGTTTCTTTACATCCTCCTCGTCCTCTTCATCTTCATCTTCGGTTTCTGTTTTCGCTCCACCGATAATAGGTTGATAAAGGCCAGAGTCTTTGAGCTTTTTGAATTTCTCTTGTGATTCTATTGACTCTTCTGTAGTCGGCAGCTTTCCTGTTTCTAAAGCTGAAACAGCTTCTTCTTGAGTTAGTAAGCCCAATTCAACTAATCTAGTATAAATTCTAGCATAAGATAATCCATCTCTTAAATCTATATCTTCGAAGTAAGGGGTTGGATAATTTTTAAAACCTAAATTTTTACAAATAGTTTTAATTTCAGGAAACAGAAACTCATCGATAAATGTTTCTCTAGCTTGCTTTAACCTTTCGATAAAGATTTTAACTTTTACGCTAGTATCTGCGAATTTTTCCCCCTCTCCAAACAGGATGTTATTTAATCCCATCCTAATGTCTCTGTCGAAAATCTCATATTTACTAGGCGTTAATAAATCAGCTATCCTTGGAACGACGAATTCTGCTTTTGTGGTATAGTCTGCGATAAGAACCCTACCCACTGATTCATTAGTAAATAAGGTTTGCATTGCTGCTAGGTTTTTCTGATTAACACCTCCTTTATCGGGGTCAGTACCCATAGTTACCAAGAGTATGGCTTGCTGCATGGTACGAGCAATTGCCATGTCTATTTTTTTCATCTCGTACTTGGCATTAATATCTTCTAAAACCGGATAACCCATCGGGACAGCAAATGGTTCGTAATCTTGCTTCTTGTAAAAGACTCCAGCTATTTTATCTGGGTCTAAAGGAATCATTACTTGCGTAGCTCTTGAATCCAATGCCTTCCTTGTTTGTTCTGGCAAATTGTTTAAAACTTCAAGGTCTTCTTCAGACTCTGGATTTCTTAATCTTTGTAATTCATAATCACTAACTAGTTTAGAATAGCGGCCAGTAGAAAAAGATAAACTTCCAGTTAATTTAATATCCGCTGGATTTAAAATCATATATCTACTTGGCAAAGTGCCAGAATCTTCGTCTAGTAGACCTTTGGCTCCGAATGTTTGAGTAATTTTTTTAAGGTCCTCTTCTTTTAATGAAGATGCGAATCTATAAATAAATACGTTGCCCGAACGATAATATTCCCTAAAGAATTTATCCATAAAAGATTTTAGGTTTATCTTTTTAAACAGGGCCTCTAGAAACTTTCTGGATTTTTTGCTTCCTCCACGAAAATAAATATTATTAACAGAAAACTCTGTCATCATATCAATCGTGCTTCTAAATATAGAAAAATTGTAATAAGCTTTTTGACACAGCTTTACCGTATCCCTAACATCAATTGCACTTGTATTTCCACCTACTCCGCCGGTAGAATATTTAAATGGAACCATTCCATCTTCGATATTCCTAAACCTATCGCTTCTAACTATTGTAGAAGATGCGTTTCTTCTGCTTCTGGTAGAGGCAGATTCCGCAGCGGTAGATACCATTAATGGCTCGGCAGCTTCTTTTGGGGATACGGACCCTTTAGCTGTAGCGGTTTTCTTAGCTGTTTTAGCTTTTGCGGCTGTTTTAGGCTTAGATGCGGATTTAGCGGTCTTTTTAGTGCTCATTTTGAATTAAATTTACACAATATATTACACAAAAATCCTAGATAAGTCAAACAAGAACAAAAATAACTAAAATTTATTACCAGCTAGCTATTGCCACTCGCTTCCAAGTGTTTGTGGCTGTGCATACATATATGTAATCAGCATCTACGGCCATTTGTCCAGCAACGCCATTAGCTGTTATTGACGAAGGTACTGTTCCAGTGAGGATTATTTCATTGAATCTACCAATTCCAGTTACATCCAAAGGATACGCTGGAGAGGCAGTTCCTACCCCAAAATCATTCATTACATAACTATCTTGGAACGAAGAAAGTTTGGCTTTTGAACTACCCGCTGAATTATATAATACTAAATCAGTACCATTACTTGAAGTATGGT